GAATGAAATGAATATTAATAATGTAGAATGGTTTGATATCAAAGGATTGGAAGGTAGATACCTCATCAATAAAGAAGGAGAAATACGTAACGCTAAAACTTATAAAAAGAAAGCAACTAGAATTGATAGATCAGGATATAAAGTTCTAACGATTGATGCAACAACTCATTTACACCACAGGCTAGTTGCTTTAACTTTTATTTGGAATAATGATAAAACCAATAAGAAAGAAGTTAATCATATCAATGGAGTAAAATCTGATAATAGAATTGAAAACTTGGAATGGTCTTCAAGATCGGCAAATATGAAACACGCATTTGCTACTGGATTGTGGAAATCAAATTTGATAGAATGGCATAAAAAGAAAAAGGAAAAGAATGAAGAGTTATCTGAAATTAAAAAAACAATTGACAGGCCTAGTACTGGGCATGAGACAATGTAATTATATCCCATATACTGATCGTATGGACATAGTTCAAGATACTTGGTTAAAGATTATAGAGAAGATGGAAGAAGGTGTCTTAGAAGACGACTATGATAAGATTAAGGGGTATACATTTCTAATTGTTAGAAACTTTTGTCTTTCATTTCATAATAAAAATAGATTAGTGTATACAGATAACTTAGATACCACAATCCAATGGGATGAACCTGTATATGAAGTTGAAATGGAAAAAGAAAGATATAAATCAATATTATTTGAATGTATTGAAGATGCAAAGTTTACGAAGGTTCAAAGGGAATTAATGAAAATGTTATTAGAAGATAAAACTGAAGATGAAATTAAATCCAAATTGAATCTTAAAGTTGGTCAGATGGGGTCAATCAAATATAATATGATATCAAAAATGAAAACGTCGGTTGGAAAAAGATCACGTTATGTTATTAAACACCATAAAAATAAAGTTATTCACATACCTTGTTTTTCAAGAAACGACATTGAAAAGAAATTGGACTATCAATATACTATCCGTCAGATAGATCACGCACTACAATACAATTTGAACTTGGGTCAGTATTATATTGTTAAAATGATAAACCCCAACTAAATGGGGTTTAAATTACTTTCTTGGTGGTGGAGTATTTGTTCCATTTGCATATGGGACTTTTCCATCCACTTGAATATTTCTTGGTTGATCTGCAGATGGAGCCTTAACCAAATTCTTTGACTCTGTATCATACTTGTACTTAACCCACATATGTTTGCAATTTGCACCACCTCGCCAATCAAATACTGAATAAGAATCTGAACCACCTTTACCTAATCCAGGGTTAGATGAATTTAATCTTGTTATATCTTGTTGTCTCATTAAAGATGCATTTGTTCTACTAACCAACATCTTACAAAATCTTCTTGTGTTAGGTCCAATACTACTCGGTCCATACTCCATTGAAATATATCTATATAAATTGATCACAGAGAAGTTCTCCTGAGAGAACTGAGTCGTAGATGAAGGAATACCCTTATCATCATCGTTAAGGTCCCAGATGTAATCTAAGATATCTAAATCAGCTACTGTAATACCCAACCCCGCAATTGGAATACCCAAATTGTTTAATGTTTCAAACCAATCACAAAATTCTTCCTGTTCAACCATATCTTTAAAGAATTGGTATTTATAGTCATCAGAAAGATTTGGATGGTTCAATAGTTCATCTATGTTCCATTCTTTTGTTATATCACACATATTATATCTTAAATTAAAGTTTAACAATTACCATCCCAACAAGGACCGAATCCACAAGGGAATGTACTACCATAAGGTTCGTACCAATTCATTATATTTCCTCTAACACCACCACGAGGTATATACACACCTGTAAAATATGATTGAGCGGTCTTAGGTAAGTTATCTAAAGCATCAGGATTACTATACCAAATAAACATTCCAGGGTGATCTAATAAATATTTTACCATTCTTCTCTTATAGAATTGTGCCATATCTAATATTGATGATCTTAAATACTTAATTTCATCCAAATCTGCTGGTGTTGAAAACTCACTTGATTCTTTTGATATCGCTTTATTCGTAGATTTCCAATTTAAGAATGGAAACATAAGGTAGAAAGCGTATTGAGCAATCAATGGTTGAACGTAATTTCGCATAAACGCTTGTTCATCAGATGTCAAAGTATTATTTTGAACTGCAGTATTCAATGCATTTATACCTGTCTCCCCTATCCCTTCCTGAAGGATCGTCTGTTGAGCCTGTACAATATATGGTAGGATTTTATCGTCGTCTACGTTGTCCTCTATTGGAGTATTTTCACGAAGATATGTGGTTGATATGAAATATACTATTGGAGTGTAACTCATTTTATTTTATTTAATTTAGTTTAGTGTTAATAATCCTGTTTCATCAACATCAGAATATTGTTTTAATCTTAAAGGTTCAACATATCCAATATCTTTCAATACACTATTTAATGCGTATTCCAATTGTTCTTGACGTTGAGTTGTATAATATACCTGTAGTTCCGCCATCATTTCCTTACGTTCAGCAGATGATCCCAATTTACCAGGTTCTGTTGAAATTAAACTTATTGGAAACTCGTGAGCCATTGTGATTTGTTCCACAACTTGACTCTGTAACATTAAGAATCTCTCATCAGAGTTATTTAATTGTATTGGAATTAACTCAGGTTTTGACTCACCACCATCAGAATAAGTAATTAATATCTTACCCGCTCCATCTGCACCTTTATAGTTACGTTGAAACTCACGGAAGAACATATTTTGTTCATCTTGTGTTGGTATTCCTGTAGCAAAGTTCAAAATAAATGAAGGAGAAAAACCTTGTCTTACCTGATTTACGTGGAACTTACTGATTTGGTAATCTAAATCAATCCAATTTATTGCCGTGGAATAATTAGGGATCGGATATAAGTTGGTATGTGCGGGATTTGGTTCAATATAATATAACAATTGACGACCTGTTCTATCAGTAGGATCATATTTTTTAATATACTCAGGTTTATGTTCATCTTTTTTGATATTTGCCCAATCAGTACTATACCAAAAATAATCTGCCTCATCTTCTTCTTCTTTTAAACCTATTCTAATTGTATGTAATGGAACATATCCTAATTCAAAGGTTGATCCATCACGAGACCATCTAACTTCCATACAGAACCCATTATACAATTCAAAATCTTTTGCCAAATATTTGAATAAATGAGGTATTTTGTTTTTATCACACCACAATTGTAATCTTTCATCAACAATAGGTTTAAGTCCAAAACCAGCACTTAACTTTGATTTCTTATTAACAATTGCACGATTCAAACTAGAACCATAATTATTATAAAGTTCAAGGATATAAACAGGATATTGATTTGAATTACCCCAACTTAAAAAATGATACTCACCTTTCTTCTCAAATCTGTATACAGGTGGGATATACGCCTCATTAAAAGTGAATATTTTAACAGGTATTCCTTTTTCTTCTTTTATTTCTTCTTTCATAATTTTTTATTCAAATACATATTTAGTTTGATTAGGTGAAACATAAATAGGAGCAGGTGCTGGTGTTGTTCCATATATCCAAGCTGCTCCTGTTTCAACAACATCATTAGTCGTTAATCCTGTGATTGTAAGAGTGTTTCCCGTTGTTTGCCAAACCTTATAACTATATTGACCTTGAATAAGATTATATGGTGTTAAATCAATCGGAAACCAATTCCATCTATTTATATTAGGTGAAGTATCTCCCGTCAAAAACAATAATGTTTGATCATTAAGTTGTTTACCATCTAACTCTAATATATATGTCGTTGCCGATAAAGGAAACGTTGTCTTCTCCAATAGAGTAAACGGAGTTAATGATGTTTGATAATTTGGAATTTTAATCATCTTTTTTTAATTAAATATTATTTGATCATTTTTGTTTGGTAGATTCAAATAATCTACGTATTTTTGTATAAATAATTGAAATATGACGACAAACGACTTAGTTAAAGAATTAAATAACAGAGGATACGTGGTATCCCTATTTGCTCATTCTCATTGGATGTTAGAAAATGAACCTGAAATTCCAATTGATTATGTCCAATCACAGATCTATTCTTTCCAAGAAGAACTTGATGAGGTATTTGGGGATATTATTATAACCATTTATGAAAATGATATGTAATAAAAAACCCCCAAACCAATTAGATAAGGGGGTTCTAGAGAAGGTCATAAGACCTTGAAGATTAAGATTACGCTACAGTGATTGTAGTTCCTACTAAAGATCCATTGATTAAGTAAGCACCATTGGCAGATTTCCAAGAGATAGATTGGTTAAGACCATTCATATCACCTAAAGCAGTACCTAAAGATGCATCACCAGCAGAAGCTCTACCAGAAGATTCAAGACCTAAGTAGTAGTAATCACCTGCGTTAGATTTCACTACTGCGAAAAGTGGAGCTCTACCTAATTCTACCATTCTATTACGAACGTTACAATCAAGTGTTATTAATTTAATAGATAAGATTGATTCGTAGAATACTGTTCCGTTCTCACGAGAGTAGTTTCCTGTTTGAGCCAATCCTGCGTGTTCAATATCCTGTTCAAAAGAGTATACTGTTAAACCAGTTGTTGTAATACCTGTGATAATACCACAAGAATCTTGTTGTATATCAACATCATCAACCCATTCACCAATCCATACCTTTTCAACACCACCGATAGAAGAACATCCTAAAACGTATCCATCTGTTAAGTTACAAGTAAAAGACATATTTTTTTATTTTTTTTAGTTTATTTTATAAGGGGGAATTACACCCCCTTGATTAGTTGGGTTAATTACACTAATTTGAAGTATACAACATATTCCCAGAACGCTGCATTCACACCTGATTTCCATTTAGAAGCCATACGTACTTCTTGGAAATCTTGAGAATACCACAATTCAAAGTTCTCATAGTCATTCAATAAATCACATCCGAAGAATAAGTTAGATTTAGTTGAGATGAAGAACTTGTTAGTTCCGTTCAATCCTTTAACTGCTACCAATTTAACATTAGAAGAAGGGATAGTGATCATAAAATCATTTGCTCCTGTTTCTACTGAAGGGTAGTTGTATAAGTTTTGGTTTCTTAATGCCGTGAAGTATGTTCTTGCGAAGTCATAACCACAATATAAGTACAAGTCATCCATTGCTACGATGTTAGCAGGAATTACTTCAATAGCATTATCAACTGCGGCAACAATATTACCTGCAGTAATAGCAGTAAGTGAATCAACATTTCCTGTTACAACAGAACCTGAATAAGTTGTGTTTGCTAATTTGATAAATCCATTACATAATCCTGTGTTACCAGTTACAGATGTATTACCTTGCCAAATCAACGTGTCAATTAATGAACTGATTTGAGATACTTTCTCCTCAGCGTAGATTTGCTCAAAAGGAATAGTTGTGTTATATGAACCTGGATTCATCATTGCTTGAGTATAGTATTGCTCAAGTGTATCCAAACATATGGATTCGTTTACCTTCAAAGGACAAACGTTTAGTGTGTTTTGTGTTAAGATAGTCTCACCTTCATCTGTAAATCCACATCCACCTGCTTGTGCAACTAAGTCAGAAGACAACAAGTTGATTGATGCCGCTGATTTAACATCAGGTTGGATTGTTAAGAATTGAGTAGAACGACCACCTAAGATCATTTTTTTGATTAAAGCCATACGTTCTTGATCTACATATGCTGATAATCCTGCTACATTTAAACTCATTTTTAAATAGTTTTTTTAGTTTATTTTTATTTTAATTATCTTCCTCCGAAGAATTTTGCTTTATCCATCTTATCAGATGTTTTTGATAAAGTCGCTTGTTTTTTTGTTACTGATTCTGTTGATGGTTCAGCAGAAAATTTGTTGAATTTCTCTTTCAACTCAGTGTTTTCTTTAGTTACATTTGAAATACTTTCTTTCAATTCACCTACTAGTAAAGTTAATTGAGATACTGCTTCAAACATACTTTTCATTTCGTCAGATTCTTCAGTTTCTTCTGTTTCCAATTCATTGATAAATCCTAATTCATCAACATAGATAACTAATCCACCTTCTAACTTGTGTTGTCCTGCTGGAGCTTGTATAAAATTACCTTCAGCATCTTTAACTTCAACTTTATCACCGACAGACATTGCTTCACCTTTTGATAAGACTTTAGCTTCTGTTCCATCAACAAGTTTTGTTAAGATTTCATTTTTGTAATCTTCCATTTCTTCCATTTTAGGATCTTTTTCTTCTTGGGCTGAACTTGCGGTATCAGATCCCATTTGTGTTTTACCCAAATTTTCTTCGGCTCTATATTCGTTGACTTCTTTGATGACATTACCGATAGTTGAAATTGTCTTTCCATTATTTAATAGGTAATTTCCGTCAGGAAGATCAGTTTCTACACCGCCAATTACTTGTGCGACTCTTTCTCCTACTGCCAAACTACTACCTAAACAACGAATAATTTCATTTGTTGCTGCCGTATAATCTTCCATCATTTTTTGATCTGCGAATAATTCTTTGATTTTGGATAAAATGTTTGTTTTTGTGCTCATAATTTTATTTTAATTATATTTGTTTATTTTTTGTTTAATACATTAATTTTTTGGGTTAATTTCTTTTGTAAAACCTATTATCTTTTTAAGTGATTTTCCAAAGTCCACAATCCTATCTGTTAGTCCTTTTCCTTTTATCCATTTAATTTTTTCATCAATACTTGTGTATTCAATCCAAATTAAAATTGAGGCAAAAAACTTGGTGAAAGCCCAATCAAACCAAATGTAATTTTTTGTTATTTCATTTACGATAAATTTATCAATTAAATATACACAGATTAAAACCAAGAAATAGATTAATGATTTTCTACAAAATCCAATTCTTGTTTTTCTTGATGTTATTAATTCATTATTTTGTCTTGCGTACCATCTTCCAACAAAAGTATCAATAATCATAAATAAGGTAATGATTAAAGCCAGTGGTAATAAAGGACTTATAAAAGCCGTAAAAACCATT